GGAGTATCATTCCAATCATTTGACCCACAGCATCCAACAAGTGCATTTGAAGGCTTTACTTCTAGCGTATTAAGAAGCGTGGCAAGTGGTTTAAACATTTCATATCATGCTTTAAGTAATGATTTAACATCAGTTAACTACTCTTCTATACGTCAAGGCAGTTTAGAAGACAGAAGCAGTTACCAAATATGGCAACAGTTCTTAATTGAACACATGATTGAGCCTATATTTGCAGAATGGTTGTCAATGGCAATAGATTCTAGCTATTTAACACTACCAAGCGACAAAGCGGACAAATTCATCGCATCGGCAACATTTATACCAAGAAACTTTGCTTGGATTGACCCATTAAAAGAAATGAACGCCAATGTTATAGGTTTACAAAATGGAACGGTAACTTATAGCGATATATCAGCATCTTATGGAAGAGATACTGAAGAATTATTTGAACAACATCAAAAAGAGGTAGAATTAGCTAAAGAATATGGTATAGAATTAGCTTATCAGCCTTTTGGTGCAACTAAAGCACCTATAGAGCCGATAATTGAAGGCGGTGACGAAGATGCCTAAAAAAGAGGATAAAATTATGGAAAATAAAGAAGATAGACATATTTTAAACGTAAGCGAAACAGATGAATCTGTTATTGTTGAATTTGCAAAAGAGCACGAAGAAGATGTTGAAGAAGAAATCATAGAAGAAGAAAACTATGAAGAGCCTGAAGAGGAAAGAAAGGTTTTAGACATGCCTATAAGATATAGAAACATTGACCTTTCAAGAGCAAAATTTATAGATGAAGATACAAGGACTGTAAGAATAGGCGTATCTTCAGAAGAGCCAGTTGAGAGATCATTTGGCATGGAAATATTAAGTCATAAAGCGGACGATGTTAATATGGAATTTATTAACAGTGGACGTGCACCCCTGCTTCTCGATCACGATATGAGTAAGCAAATAGGTGTTATAGAAGATTTCAGACTAGACGAAACTGCTAAAAGGACAATTGCAGTAGTGCGATTCGGTAAGAGTCAACTTGCTTCGGAAGTGTTTGAAGACGTAAAGGACGGTATAAGAATGAATATTTCAGTCGGATACCGTGTAAATAAACTAATGAGGATAAAAGATTCTAAAGAGGTTGCATATAGAGCAGCTTGGACACCAATGGAAGTTTCTTCTGTTTCAGTCCCAGCAGATCAAAGCAGACTCGTAGGGGTTGGACGTTCTCAATCTTTCAAGGAGATAAAAATGGAAAACGAAGTCAATTTAGACAACGTAAGAGCTGAATCTGCTGAAGAAGTCAAAGCTGAATTAAAAAGAAACTCAATAGAGATTAACAAATTAGGCGAAAGACACAATCAGAAAGACTTAGCTGCAAAAGCTGTAGCCGAACAGAAAACAATTGAAGAATTTAGAGGTGAATTACTTGCCAAAATAGCAAGCCAACCACTAGAAACTCCAAAAGACATCGGTTTAAGCAAAAAAGAAATGAAGAGATTTAGCCTAGTAAAAGGAATTAATGCACTAGCTAACCCTTCAGACAGAGCTGCTCAAAGAGCTGCTGAATTTGAATTTGAATGTTCAGCTGCTGCTTCTGAAGCATATGGTAGAAATTCACAAGGTCTTATGTTACCACCTGAAGTATTAAGAGATTGGAATCAAAGAAATTTGAATACAACTGATGATGCTGGTGCGGTAGGTCAAGACTTTAGAGGTGGAGATTTTATTGATGCATTGAGAAACTCATCTTCTGTTATGTCAGCTGGAGCCACATTATTACGTGGATTACAGGGTGACGTAAAAATACCTAAGAAAACTGGTGTTTCAACTGCAGCTTTCGTATCAAGCGAAGGAACTGCTGTTGCTGAGTCAGAAATGGCTATTGGTAGCGTCACAATGTCACCAAAGACTTTAGGTTGTTTTACAGATGTCACTAGACAACTTTTAACCCAAAGTTCTTTAGATGTTGAGAATCTTATCAGAAATGATATTGCACAAAGCATGGCTTTAGCTATTGATGCTGGTGCATTAGCAGGTTCAGGAACTTCAGGTAACCCAACAGGTATCAAAAATACTTCAGGTATTAATACTGTAACATTTGCTGGTGCTAACCCTACATGGGCTGAAACAGTAAACATGGAAAGCCAAGTAGCAGTTGATAATGCTCTACTCGGTAACTTATCTTACATTATGAGAGCTGATGATTATGGTTCACTAAAAACAACTGAAAAGGCTACAGGCACAGCTCAGTTTGTTGTAGATAGAGATGGAAGAGTTAACAACTACGGTGTTGTTGTTTCTAACCAACCTACTTCAGGTGATCATTACTTTGGTAACTTCTCAGACTTATTGATTGGATTCTTTGGTGGTCTTGACATAATTGTTGACCCATACACGAATTCTTCTTCAGGTACTGTTAGAGTTGTTGGAATTCAGATGATAGATGTTGCTGTAAGAAATGCAGTATCATTCTGTCTAGGTAATGACGGATAATTTTTAATGGTTTTAACCACTAAAAACGGTGGGGTGAAAGACCCCACCACTACTAATATGCATAAATATTTAATATTAAGAGACACTATAGCTAACAAACAAAGAGTTAGTGTTGGAGATATAGTTGAACTAGATCAAGCCCAAGGTTTTGATCTTGTAGCTAACAAAAAAGCAGAACTATACAAAGAAAAGCCAAAAGCAAAGAAAACAAATAGAAGTGTAGGCTTAAAAAAATCTGAAACTAAAGCAGTAAAGAAAAGAGCTAAAAAATAATGCCTATTGAGAGTTCAGCAGATTTTAACTCTTATGTTGACCCTAATGCTCATGGAGTGTCTGCTACATTCTTTGAAACCCAAACAACTTTATGGGATGCAAGAACGGGTCTTATAGACACTTGGTTTGATATAGATACTGGGGATGCTTACCCTATAAATATTATTATAGATCAAGAATACTTTAGTATTGCAGGTGGCTCAGTGCCAGTAGATGGCTATCAACCAAGGGCAATTATTAAAGCCACAGATGCACCATATATAAATCATGGTGACAAAATACAAGTAAATGCCATAACTACTAACAATGGAAATACACTTGTACCACAAACATTATTTCTAATTAAAACAGTAATGCCTGATAATACAGGTTTAATTGAATTGGTTTTAGAGGAACAATAATGTCACAGTATATGCTAGAGACCGAAGAAGATATGTTGGCTTATTTTGATGTTGATTTTGGTCATGCTATTAATGCTACTTACATAAAAAGCGGTGTATCCACAGCTATAAAAATTATTTTAAATAGAGAATATGTAGAACAAGATGCAGGTATTGGTGTTGAAGCCACTAAACCCATTGCATATTGTAGAAGTATAGATGTTCCAAATGTTTCTCAAGGCGATTTGTTAAATGCAAGTGCAACTACAACTGTTGAGGGTGATATCTTAAAGGCTGCACAAAACTATACTATAATTGATGTGCAAAAAGACAGAACAGGTCTTACAGCTTTAATGTTAGAGGAAGCATAATGGCAAATCATATTAGACAACAAATTAGAGAATATTTTGGTACTAATTTAACTGGTTTATCTACAACTGGTTCTAATGTTTACGAATCAAGAGTCTATCCTATAGAAAACTCAAAATTACCAGCATTAGTTATATATACAAAGTCAGAAACATCAGAGCCAATTGTTATAGGTACTGATAGAGTTATGAGTAGAGAATTATCAGTTGTTGTTGAAGGTTATGCAAAAGCAACAAGCAATTTTGATGATACTATTGATACAATAAGCAAAGAAGTTGAAGAAGCTATAGCTGCAGATAGAACTTTAGGCGGTTTAGCTAAAGACACATATCTTGAATCAACTCAAATAGATTTTAACGCTGAAGGTGAGAAGCCACTTGGTTTTGTTTCTCTTACCTTTATAAGTAATTACTATGTCAAGGAAAAAAATCCTGATGTGGCAGTATAATAGGAGATAATTATGAAATTAATTAGTCCAAATGGTAAAGTTTCAATAATAGCTCATCCTTCAAAGGTTGAGTCATTGAAAAACATGGGTTGGAAGGAAGAAGCAATCCAGTCGGAAGACAAAATCAAATCTTCTTCTAAGAAAAAGCCGAAAGGCGAGGTAAAAGAAAATGGCAACACATAAAGGAAGTGAAGGAACTGTTAAAGTCGGTTCTAATGCTGTAGCTGAAATTAAGTCTTACTCAATAGAAGAATCTGCTGATACTTTAGAAGATACTGCAATGGGTGATACTGCTAGAACTTATAAATCTTCTTTAACTTCTTTTTCAGGAAGTTTGGACGTATTTTGGGATGAAACTGACACTAATGGTCAAGGTGCTTTAACCATTGGCTCAGAAGTTACTCTTAATGTATATCCTGAAGGCGATGCAGCAGGTGATACTTATTATACAGGCACAGCTATTGTTACTGGTGTTTCAAGAAGTGCATCATTTGATGGATTGATTGAAGCTAGTGTTTCTGTACAGGGTACAGGTGCTTTAACATCAACAACAGTATAAAGTTATGAAAATAATAGAAAAGGCTAAAGCTCATTTTGATTCTTTAGAAATCAAAGAGATAGAGATACCTGAATGGAGTGAAGGAGATAAGGTTCTTAAGATATATGCAAAGCCATTGACGTTAGCAGAAATGTCTAAATTGCAAAGATATGCAAAAGACGATGATGTTGCATTAATGGCTTATTGCTTAATATATAAAGCCTTAGATTCTGAGGGTGAAAAAGTATTTGACCTTTCAGACAAACATGCACTTATGAATGGTGTTGATAAAGATGTACTTGCAAGAGTAGCAACTGAAATCATGTCCAGTCCAAGTGTAGAGCAACAAGCAAAAAAGTAGCAGAGGATAAGGACTTATTTGCTAAATATTATCTAGCTGAAATGTTGCATTGCACATTACAGGAACTAGAAGAAAAAATGACCTTATCTGAGTTCACTGGATGGATAGCTTACTTAGAAGAAAAAAATAGGCAAATGAAAAATGGCAACTGATTATAAATTTAGAATCACCGCACAAGATAAGACTAAGGGTGCATTTAATTCTGTAAATAAAAACGTCAATAGCACAACAAAGGCTATGAAAAAACTTGCAGGTGCTTTTGCAGGTGCTTTTGCTGTTAGTAAATTAGTGCAATTTACCAACGAATCTATAAAACTAGCAGACGAAGTGGGTAAAACTGCTGATAAGCTAGGTGTAACAACAGATTTTTTACAAAAGATGCAATTTGCTGCAGAGCAAACAGGTATAGCTACTAATACTCTTAACATGGGTCTACAAAGATTCACAAGAAGGGTTGCAGAAGCAAGAAATGGCACTGGTGAAGCAAAGGCAGCTTTAGAGCAGTTAGGAATTGCATTAAATGACTCAGAGGGAAATGCTAGGTCTATAGACGATATTTTAGCAGATGTGTCGGATGGTTTAGCTAATACTGCTGATAGTGGTGAAAAAGTAAGACTTGCTTTTAAATTCTTTGATTCAGAGGGTGTTGCTTTAGTTTCTACATTGGGTCAAGGCTCAGAAGCCTTAAAATTATTGACTGAATCTGCAACAGGTGTAATACCTGAACA